TGGAGGATTTTTATTCCAATGATATATGAAATTATTAAGCATATCAATTTCATCTTCAAAATAATGATAGGTTACATTATCTTGAGATGGTGTATATGGCTTTCTTCCCCAAGTAGTAATTTTCTTTGTGGCATAATCTTGCATAGAGATAGTCAACATCTCTTCAGAACATGAATCAGGATCAGGGAATCCTTCCTCAGATTTAACCTCAATATCAATTGTTACAAGATTGATTTTTTTAATATCAAACTTTACTTCATCTTCAGGATACTTTTCTGAGATATACTGGAAAACATATCGATCATTTCCATATATCTTAAATCCTTCTACATCTTCATATTTTTTATAAAATTCTCTACAGTCTTTTACTGTTCCTGGTTGAATAGGTTCTACATTTTCACCTTCAAGAGTTTTGTACTGTGTTTCTTTATTTGATTTTACAAAAAGAGTGGGAGAAAATTCTTCCTTAAAGATAACACTCTTTCCATTTTCATAACCACGAACCAGAAAGTTGTTTCCAACCATCTGAACATTTGTATAGAACCTCAAACTCATTCCTTCACCAAACTCAGATACTTATCCTTTAGTTTACTATTGGGGTCAGCAATAGTCAAGATTTTATCGGAATGAATCATATAACTATTTTGAGTAGAAAATTCAACCAACCAAGGAGATAATGATAAACTAGATTGATTTAAAATAAAAGGTTCAATTAATTTACAATCAGGCTCTCCAAGATCTGTAGATACCTCTTCAATCTGAGTTAATAAAATTTGATTATTCGTTAGAATTAATAGCTTCAGATTCTCTTGCTTCATATTGATCTACTCCATCTTGATACATTTTTTTAAGTTGTTCTACTGGTTCTGTCAAAGTAACCACCCAATCAGCAACCACAGGGATTAATTTTTCCTTACTTAAAGGCATCCAAGGTTGAAGATGAATTTTTGAGGGAACTCTTTGACTACCGTCAGTTTGAGAAAGGTCACTTACAAGTTTTGCTCGACAAGGATATTTAAGATAATATCCAACTACTTTCTCATCTACAACCATTTCTTGGACATCTGCAACGACATCCTCTCCTGATTTCAAAAGTAAAAGTTTTACACTCATTTTTCTTACAAGTTTTCTAATTTAATTATACCACAAAAAAAGAGGAGGTCAACCTGGATTTTGCCAGGTGCCTCCTTGCGGCGACGATACTTTTATATTTAGAGATAATCTTTACGTTGATGATGCTCAGGAACAATCTTCGTCAGGGTAATTGACAGAAGTCCGTCTTCAAATACGACGTTGGAGACCTCTGTGTCATCAGCGAGGGTCCAGGATCTCTCAAAGTTTCTCTGAGCCAATCCCTTGTGGATAAATGTTCCCTCTTCATCAGATACTTCCTTTTCCCCCCTGACAAAAAGTTTTCCATACTCGGTGTAAGCATGAACTTGCTCCTTTTTAAATCCAGCTAATGCAATTTCTAGACGTGTTTCACTATTATTTACTTGAATTACATTATATGGTGGATAATTGTGATTTGATACACTGAAAATTCTATCAAAGTATTCATCCATTCCGATAGAATTTTTAGTAATTCTATCCATCAACTGATCCAAGTTAGCAGCATTGTACTTTGTAAGTGTCATTTGTACTTCTCCTTTGAAAGCGAGATTTGATTGTGTGGATCCTTTCGGCATCCATACTAATTATACAACAAATACAAAAAAAGAGGATGTTGAAATCCCCATATTTTTATTCGGTTTCCTCGGTCTTTCCTCTTTTACCAATATTGTATTTCTGCTCCAGTGTCCAATCGTTCTTATCTTTGTATGATAAGACCTTAATCTGATTCAATGGCGCAATATCAAGAATCGAATCTTCATTGATGATTGTAATCAGTCCCCAATCAGCAAGAAGTTTGGTAATACGATTACGACGTTGAACATCATTGATAGTAAGATTTGCATACTTACCATCAAGAGCAAACAACTCTTTGAAATGAACAATATAATACTTACCTTGTTTATGTAGAATATGACAAGATTGATATAACTTTTTTTCCTTTCTAGAAGCTACACCGATACGAGTCAGAGTCTCACGTACTTTAAGAAAATCATCAGGTTCATTTAATCGGATCTCAACCATTTTATCTTGAGACCAATTAACCTGAGGTTCAGTTGTTTGAGTCATTTTGTTCCACCAGTTTCAAGTCGTTGTTTGATAAATTCAATTTGCTCATTGGATAAAATTTTCAGAGCTTGAGATGCCTTTTCATTATTATATTGATAATAACGTTTTACATACTCTAAATCTGATACTTTCTCTTTTTTAAGCCAAGGAGAAAATCTTTTTCTCTTTCTCACAATATTTATATAAAAATTATACTGCATATCTTTATCTAAGAAATGATACTTATTCATCTCATTAGCAAATAAAACACAGTCAAGATGACCTGAAAGACATCGATTTATAATAAAGGGAGGATATTCCTTTGATAGAATCGGATCATCTATAAGTAGATTTTCTTTCGTAAAGTTAATTGAATTTAACCAGTCTTTGAGTTCCATAATCATTTAAAAGTGCATTCAACCATGATCTCAGTGAGACATGCCAACATATTTATTTCTTGGTCTGCAACAAAAGAACTTTGATATTGATACTTAGCAATAATAAGAACTGCAGCAGCAATACCAGAACCCTCTAAGTGTGTATATATCGAGTCATAAACACTGCGAAGAAGGACACTAGGGTCATTGTCAAGGTTATCGACCACCCATTTACGAACCTTCGCAAATTCCTTTTCCTTGAGACTTTTAAAGAGATCATCTGTTTTTACGTTACTAAATGCTGCAAGAATACCAGTGTCGATTTTTCCACTGACAGAATATCGTTGAAGTTCATTCAAAACTCTCCTCCAATCGGGAAAGTGTTTGTTAATCAATTCAGCGAGAACCTTTTGATCATATTCGATACTTTCTTTCTCAAGAATAGTCCTGAGACGCTGGAAGAATTTTGCTGCAAGTTGTTGTTTATCTTTTCCTTTGATTGTGAAATCAACAACGGCACACCTTGAGTGAAGAGGGTCAATGATTTTGTTTTTGTAGTTACATGTGAAGATGAATCTACAGTTACCAATAAATTCCTCAGTAAACGCCCGTAAGCAGAGTTGAACATCTGGGGTTGTATTATCTGCTTCGTCAATGATGATGACTTTGTGTTTAGCATCTGACGAAAGCGATACGGTGGAAGCGAAGTTTTTCGCATTGTTTCGGACAGTATCGAGGAATCTACCTTCGTCGGATCCATTGATGACATAATAATCTACTCCAAGTTCATTACAAAGTGCTTTGGCTACAGTTGTCTTTCCACATCCTGGTGGACCAGAAAGAAGAAGGTTTGGAACTTCACCTTTTTTCAAAAAATCCTGAAATGTTTTTTTAATTCCATCAGGAAGAATACATTCTTCAATTGTTTTGGGCCTATAAAACTCGGTCCAAATAAATTCATCACGACTCATAATTTATACCCAGTACGGTTTACGATGTGGCAAGCGAAGATAATTATCCTTCACCCAAGGTTTAGAAGCAATATACATTTTGTATGCAGTAAATGTATCAATACTTGTATCAAGTTTATATTCTTCAGGCATAGCTCTGACGAATGGTGTGTGATTACTATAGTTTACATTTGGAAAAATTTCATTTGCAGCAAGAAGTGCATGAAAACAAGTATGAGTTTTTTCATATCTTGCAGAGTATTCTTGACACAATGCAAATCCATGAACTAGTAACCATCGTGCATTTTCTTCAGATTCATTTGCCCAAATAGTACAAGGGTGATTACGAAAAGCACCCTTCTCGGTGGCGTAGGGAGTACCGTCTGCCTTGGGAAGAGTGCCGTAACCGTGTCCCCATTTATCTGACGCAACGATAGAGAGCATCTGACAGGTCTCTAAGGGCATCTTAACGATGTGCTTGTCAGGAAGAACTTGTGCGGATTTTGTTGGACATGATGATGTGACAAAGATATTCATTCCAAAGGTCTCTCAAATTCATTAATAACGATATCAGAAGCGTTCAATT